CAATCCTGACGTTTTCGCCCCGCTTGCGGATATTTTGCGGGATCCGAGTGTTGGGAAAACCGGTCAGAACTTGAAGTATGATTCTCATGCTGTGGACTGTGCTTTCAATATTGAGCTTCAAAACTACGTAGGTGATGCGCGACTGCAGCGGCGCCTACTTGCAGCCGATGTCGATGCTTCCCTCGATGTTTTGGCTGAATTGGTTGGTTTGGGTGGCATCAAACACGAAGCACAAGTCGAGTTAGAAAAAGCTCGTAAAATGCTCGTGAAGGTGCGCAAGGCTTATCGGGCCGACCCGGAAGGTCAGCGCAAGATTTTAGAGCACGACGACCCTATTTTGCTTAATGCGTGTATAAATGTCGATGGTAAGCAGATCAAACCGAAAACTTACACTTATGGCTTGATCGACGACACGGTGATGCTTCGCTATAATGCGCGCGATGCATTGACGACAGCGCGAGCCTGTGAGCTCATGGAAACGCGTTTAGATAATGAGCCGGTCGTTAAGCGGGTGTGGGATGAAATTGTTAGCAAAGCCAATTTTTCGATAAAGACTGTCGAGCGGTGGGGTATTCCAACGAGACTTGAAAATGTGCTTAGCTACCAAAATCATCTAGATAGCAAGATGCAAGTCATAAAAGCGCGTTTTGATCAGTATGGTGACTTGAAGCTCAATAGTCCTAAAAGTGTCGGAGATCTTCTTTATAAGCAACTAGGCTTACAGGCGCCGAAGACAACCAAAAGCGGCGAGAGCTCGACGGATCACGAGACTTTAGAAGCGCTCCGTGGGCAACATGCGGTTGTTGACGACTTGTTAGAGTGGCGGCGTTTAGGTAAACTTCACGGATTTGCAAAGGGTATCGAGCGTCATATTTGCCCCGATGGGCGTATTCATCCATCTATCAAGATTGATGGGACGAGAACCGGGCGATTGTCGTGTAACGAGCCTAACTTGCAGAATATATCGCGCCCGAAAGACGAAGACGCGAAGTTTGCACGCGACTTGTTTGTCGCCGAGCCGGGGTGGGAACTTCTTGAAGTAGATTATTCACAGCTTGAACTACGCGTCGCATCGATGCTTTGCCAAGACCCAAAAATGCTCGAGATTTGGCAATCCGGCGTTGATTATCACCAACGAACGGCGGAGCTGATTTCAAAAGTTGCTTGGGGTATCGATCCGAGCGAAGTCACGAAAGAGCATCGCAGCAAAGCAAAAGTCCCGAACTTTGGGGTTATTTATGGGATGACTGCGAAAGGTCTTGCGCAAAGACTTGGCTGTAGTGTTCGCGAAGCGGAGAATATCATAAACGCCATTAAGGGCGAGTTCGTCGTATTTGCCAAGTGGTGCAAAGACCAAGTTGAACTCGCGCGGCGGACCGGTTTTGTGTGGACGTGGTGGGCTGGTGAGCGGGCACGGCGGCGCCCCCTATTCGATATCGCAAGCCAAGATTCTTTGAGACGGTCAAACGCTGAGAACGGCGCGGTTAACACTCCCGTGCAAGGTACGGCGAGCGATTTTTGTCTTGCTTCGATAACCGAGCTCGTACCGTGGCTTATTCAATCGAAGTTGCCGGCGCAGCTTGTGCTTACCGTTCACGACAGTATAATGTTTCATGCGCGATCAGATGTTTTGGAAGAAGTCGCGCACAATGCACAACGAATTATGACACAGTGGGAAAGTGCGGGTGTTCCTCTCGTCGTTGATATGAAACGCGGCGAATCGTGGGGGTCGCTCGAAGACTACAAACTTGCAGCGTAAGGGGTTCATATGGCTAAGAAAAAACAAACAGAATCAGAACTTGCACCATCACCAACAAATCCGACGGTGACAATGCGAGACATTCAAATCGACGAATATCTTCTCGAGTGTGTGACGATTGAGCCAACAATGCTCAATGAGGAATTTGTGCGCATCCCCGTCGATTTGGCTTATTGGAACGAGCGCTACAGCGAAGCGATTCATAAACATCTTCTAACTAAACTTCACTATGATCAAGCGCGTGCGCGCGTAGGGTTAGAGGTTCGCGAAGAGGTCGCGGCGAGTGGAGTCAAAAAGACAGTTGGCGATATTGAGGCGATGGTAACGGTACACCCCGAAGTCTCGGCCGCCTATCTCGATTTTGTCGAAGCCGACGCGGAGCGCCAAGCTTTGCGCAATCGGTGCGAAGCGGTACAGGCAAAACGGGAAATGCTTCAATCTCTCGGCGCAAAAATGCGCGCTGAGATAATGTCCGACCCGGCTTTGCGCGATCAAATACTCGCGAGTCAATTGAATCAATAGATTTCGCACGCTTCGGCGTGTTTAATAGGCCCACAGGTTACAAGCCCACAAGCCCAACAGATAACAAGCCAAACAGAAAAAGAGGTATACTATGCCCGGAACAGATCTCCAAAAATGGGGTGACTACGATTTGGATACGGCCGCCGAAGAGCAAGAACAGCTCGATAAGGAAGGTAGTGCCGGATTCATGAAACTGACTGTCGGAAAGAACGTCGTTCGGATTCTTCCCCCCGCAGCGGGTAAGAAAACGCCGTTTCAGGTGGTGTATCAACACTACGTCGATCTTCCCGATGGTGGTCGCTACTCTTTCGCTTGTCCGCGCATGATGGCGAAAGAACATTGTCCAGTGTGTAACGAGGCTGCGGGTCTCGCTCGTTCGAAAAACTCGGAAGATTCGAAGAGAGCTCGCGATTTGATGCCGAAACGGCGCGTGTTCGCGGTGGTCTTAAATCGTAAAGACGAATCAGCCGGCCCACAAATTCTCGGTTTCGGGAAGCAAATCCACGAAGCACTGATTCAACTTCGTCGTGACGAAGACATGGGCGGAAACTACACCCATCCCATAAAGGGAATCGACGTTATCATTGATCGACAGGGGACCGGCAAGTTTGACACGAAGTACACGGTCAACCTCGCCCGGAAACCTCGACCCATCGTTGACGATGCGGCGTTGCTGGATGAGCTCCGGCTGCAAATGCCAGATCTCTCGATGCTCGCTCGCGTTCCGTCGGCGGAAGAGATTACCGCGAAGATGAACGGCGAAGAACCTCCGGCCCGTAGCGGTGGCGGCGGTGGCGCCCGGCGTAGCGGTGGTCAGCGACGTGCAAACGCGCAAGACGCCACTTTTTCGGATGGTAATACTATCGATGCCGAGTTCGAGGAACTCACCGACGATGACGGGTGGGGACTGAACGAAGGCTAGACCAGTGGCTAAAGCTTCGACACGACAAGATTTGGCTCAATCCGCTCTTTCGGTAATTCGGGAGCGGCTTGGGTCAGAATCTATTTCGCTACAGCGCGATGATATGGCATTGAAAATCCCGGTCACGACGACGGGGTTGGAGGTGCTAGATCATTATGTGCTTCGTTGTGGTGGCTTGCCACAAGGTCGCGTTATAGAACTATTTTCGGAAGAAGGCGTCGGAAAGACATCTCTCGGATATACGTTTCTCGCGGCCGCGCAACGGTTGGGCGGTCTTGCAGCTTTGATAGACACGGAGAATTCATTTGATCCGGAACGAGCTGCAGTTTTCGGGGTACACGTTCCCGATTTATTGATTGCACAACCCGATCACCTCGACGAAGTAATTCCACAAATCGAATTAATGGTAGAAATACTAACCATGACGGCGCCCGGTCCGGCTGTTGTTGTGTGGGACTCTGTTGCTGCAACACCCACACGAGACGAGTACGAGGGTGGTTTCGAGGTTAAAGACCAAATGGGTCAGCGGGGTAAATTACTCTCAAAAGCGATGAGAGTAATTGGTCAACGTGTGGCTCGCAAACGCGCGAGTGTGGTGTGTATCAATCAGGTGCGCGAGAAGCTAGGCGTGATATTTGGTGACAAATACACGACACCCGGCGGGCACGCGATCAAGTTTCATTCGAGTGTGCGTTTGCAACTATTCCGAGGTAAAGCGGTCAAAAATACGCACGGCGAGCACATAGGGAATACGGTCACTATGATGGCGGTTAAGAACCGATTTGCTCCCCCGTATCGAAAAGCGCAAGTCTATCTCGATTACGATAAGGGTTGGAATAACTTACGATCTACGATTTCTCATGCGAAAGATCAGAAGTTGATCCCGGCCGGAGCAAAGTACGTCCAAAAGACGTACGACGAAGCAATTTCTCAACTTGGGTGGTTCCCCGAGGATGCAGTCAAAGCGGAGGCTGCTCCCGAACTACCCAATTCTTAGTGGTGTGCGGATAGTGGGCGGCGGGTAGTACTCGGGGAAGTAAGAGGGTGTTACCCGCCGTTTTTTAAGAGGGATAAGATTATGACTAATTGGGATAAGCGTTTTATGGATTTAGCCGACTATATTGCGGGTTGGAGCAAATACCGCGGCCGGCATGTCGGGGCGGTGATTGTCGATGATCGGCGAACGGTGGTGTCGTTGGGCTACAATGGCGCTCCTCGCGGTTGTATCGACGATGACGACGATAAGTATCTTCCGGATACGAAATACCTTTTTGCGGAACATGCGGAACGGAACGCGATCTACAATGCGGCTCGTTCGCTCATTGGTTGCACCATGTACGTGATGTGGTTTCCGTGTGCTGATTGTGCGCGTGCAATTATTCAATCTGGTATAAAGAAGTTAGTGGTAAAACTACCAAATTGGGATGATCCTGATTGGGGTAAGCATTTTCGCGCGGCACGTAAAATGCTCGAAGAGTCCGGTGTAGAGATACAGTGGTATGAGGATGAGTAATAAGCGATCAGAATTTCTTGTAGATTCACCGCTTTGTGCATGTGGGTGCGGCCAACCTGTTTCTAGGATCGGGTTGAAATGGAATAAATACGTGCATAATCATCATTGGAAAGGTAAAACACGAAAGCCTTTTAGTGATGAGCATCGTGCGAAAATTTCCGTAAATACAAAGAAACAGTTTATCGATAATCACCCAACACGTGGTAAGAAATGTGTGGCCGGATCGCGGGCAAAGCTCGGTAAGAAGAACCCGCGTTTTGGGAAGTGCGGAGCGGAGACCCCAAATTGGAAAGGTGGTGAGACATATGCTCGTGGCTATAAGTTGTTGCGTGTGCCAACTCATCCGAAGGCGCGAAACGGTTACGTGTATGAGCATGTTCTCGCCACTGAAAAGTTTCTAGGTAGATATTTACGCACAGGTGAGGTTGTGCACCACATTAATGGAGATAAACAAGACAATCGAGAAGACAATCTTTTTGTTACTTCACGAAGCGGGCATCGTTCGGCGCATACTTCAATGCATGCTGTGGTGTACGAATTGGTGAAGCGTGGCGTTGTTCGATTTAACTCAAACGAAGGTAGATATGAGCTCAAATAACTATTGCTTTATAAGCGATCTGCATATAGGTAATCATAAAAAACATGGTGGTCAAATCGACGCCGGTACCAACGCACGATGTTGTCTTATCCTAACCGCATTGGACGAAGCAATCTCGTACGCTTTGCAGAATGCGTGCAAGGTTCTATTCGTGGCCGGCGATTTTCTCGATTACGTCCGGATGGAACCACAGATCATCACGTTGGTGCAAGAAACACTTCGGGAGGCCAAGGGGAAGGGGTTAGAAACCGTTTTGGTATTGGGTGATCACGAGATCGTTTCGTCGGCGAAGGGTGACCACGCGCTCGGTCCTTTTCGTCCCGTGGCGCATGTCATTGACGATCCGTTACTTTTGCGTCTTGCCGATGCCGAAGTAGCATGTATTCCATTCATTTCGGGTAAGGCGGCGGAGATCATACCAACAAAAACCACCGAGTTGTTCAAGAAATCACCGCATCGCAAAGGTGACCATCCGCGGATTTTGGTGTTTCACGCGGGCGTAATCGATGCGGACACGGCTCCGTGGTTGCGTGATATCCCCGACGCGATCGGTATCGACGCAATCAAGCGCCTTATCGAAAAGCACGGGATCGATTTGGTGGTTGCGGGTAACTTCCACAACTCGAGGATTTGGCAAAAGGCCGGCGCGACGGTTTGTCAAACGGGCGCTTTGGTACCGACGGGGTGGAATAACCCCGGTCTCGATGATTACGGCGGAGTTGCGCTGTTCAATCCAACGAAACGCGAGTTTTCGTTTCATAGGATTGGTGGTCCCCGTTTTGTGAGTGCACATCTCGACGACGACGAGCTTTTAAAAGCGGCAAAAAGCTATCTCGGTCCGGTGTACTTGCAAATTGTGTCTCCGGTGGATCGTCTTACCGAAGCACAGGGGCTAAAAGCCGAGTTACTCGAAGAATCAGTATCGAACACTATCGAAGTGCTTCCCGACAAAATAGACGCGGAGAGCTCCGCCCGTACAGCGGCAACCGCTTCACGCAAACAAGAGACAGTCGACGATTCATTACGTGCTTATGTGGCTGCGCTTACTCTCCCGAAGGGGGTACGGAAACCGGATGTTTTGAGCGCTGCAACCGATTATTTGCGCAAGGGAAGCGCCGATCAGAAGTGAGGGTATATGCTAGTTACTCGTATTCAGCTAAAAAATTTCATGAGTTACGACGCTTTAGATTTGGAGCTCCCTTCGCGTGGTGTTATTCTCGTGACCGGTGTAAACGGAGCTGGCAAGTCGTCGTTGCAAGAAGCGGTCAGCGTCGCCTTTTGGGGTAAGACTCTTCGAAAAACTCCGGCGTGGCGAAAAGATACCGAAGGTAGTGTTGTTGTGTCTAGCCCGGTCGTGACCGCAACCCGCAAGTGCACGAAGAAGGGAAACGCGTCACTTTCATTTCAGATCGGGAAGCAAACATACGACAAGCGTAAATACAATACCACTACAAAGGCACAAGCGGCGCTAGACTCTTCGATCATGGCGTGGGATTTATGGCGGCGCACACATGTGTTTTCGCCAACAATGGCCGCTCATTTTACAACCGCGAAAGACTCGGAGCGAAAACGCTTGATTGAATCTTTTCTCGGTCTCGAAATGTTCGATTACGCGCTTGTACTTTGTCGCGCGGATCTAAAAACAGCTCGTGGAGAGCTCACGACTGCGCAGCAAAGAATTTCCGTTCTTGACGGGAAAGCGAGTGTCTGTTCTTTCCAACACGCGGACGCGAAACAGGCGGTCAAATCGGCTGAACAAATTCTTTCGCAGGATGAAGAGCAACACGAAGACGTTCCGACGGCAGAAAGCATAAAGGCGATTGCTGACGAGCTTGCAGAAGTGAAAGAAGCACTCACCGAGTCCCGCGGCGATTTACAGAATATCATGGGGCGAATACCGGCGTAGCGTGTCGTCGCTCTTGAGAATGTCGTCGAGCTTG